CTGGAAACAAGTCTACCATGTACCACTGGTTGGGCGGAACTCCTGGAAAGGTTAATGCTCCACGGTCTGCGGCTCCTTCAAACTTGTCATACTGCACTTCGAAGCTACCAACGTTAACGTGTCCGTTGTCAAAGCCTGTACATGCACGAGCAAAGTACTCATCAGTGAATCCAGTTATTCTATTAAAGTAATGTAAATAGTCGTGATAGAACTCACTGTTAGTGTCATGCCATAACTTATAGTTTGTAGGAATGATTGCTTTATGGTAATGGAATACTTCTAGTTCTTCTGTGTCAATTGCTGTAGCAATACAATCAAATGCACCGTCTGTCCATTGCTCTACGTCCATGGTTGGGTTATCGTTTAGTGTTGTCCATACCATCCCGCCATATTTTACTTCGCTGTGTAATTCTCTAGATTCAATTTTATAGTCTGGATCAACTGTACCTGCCACTCCCTTGAGTCCAGGATTGATATAGCATCCAATACGATCACCGTGATTGATTATAACTATGTTTCGAAATGCAATTTGAGATGTTCGATAGTCTCCTGGATTCTTTATTTCACTCTTGTGAATGATAGGGATCCAAACTTTAGAAAATATCTTTTCGATTTCTTGTTTGTAAATTTCATGACTACTGTAGCACTCGCTACTTATGTATTCGACTGTTGGTTCTGCTAACCAATCTTTGTGGTTTCTTGCACCCATTACACTTTCTCCTTTACAATGTATTTAATATATAATAACACGTAAAATGAAGAAAGTCTAATTGAATGATCCTATGAGCTAATAGACAATGTGTTAACCTTTTTTTGCAGTTTTTTCTGCTTTAGTTAACTTATTGTTCCAGGTGTTGTTACTAATGCCAAGTTCACTAGGCATATCTTTTGTTTTGCCAATAATTACTTCGCCACCCTTTGCAAGGAACTGTGCTACTAAGTCTTCTGTTTCTTTATCTTTTTTATTTGGGCTGTGATTCATTGACATTTATATGTTCCTTTTGTGTACTACAGTTGTAGCATATTTACATAAACATGTCAAGTTCTTTTTCTACAGTCTCTTTTGTTTCTTTTTCTTCAGGACGGATAGGTTCTAGCCATGTGTCAGCAATGTATGCTTTAGGACTTGGACCCATCTGTATTGTAATGTCGTCTCCACCGATCCACCAATAGTGGTCTGTAACTAAGCAAGTACAAGTAAACCCCATAAATTCAAAGGTTTCATTTTCTTGGAACTTGCCTATGTACTCAACTACTTTTACAACTCGTCCAATATTCTCTGGACGCACTGAGTAGATAATTTTAGCATAGTCGCCTTGTTTACACTTCATGATACAAATGCCTTCTCTTGTACATAGGTTGCTGATTGTTTGGTACTACCTTCTACAAAGCTAAGGCTTTCTAAACGTGCTTTCATTTCTTCGTTAAATCCCATCGAACCGCACAACATAACTCTGTCATCAGTTGGATTAACTCCGTACCACAAATCCTCATTGTCAATGAAGTGTGTAATGCGTCCGCGTCTTATATAATCTTCTTGTGTTACTGTTGGAATATATTCAATTGGTAAGTCTTCTAGCATTGCGTTGTATGCCTGTAGTTCTGCTACTTGCCTTACTGTCCAACAAAGTGTTATCTTATCGTAGATATCATATATCTCTGGATCTCTAAGCAAACTAATAAAAGGAGCAATACCTGTTCCTGTTGCCATCAACCAAAGATGTCCGCCAAGTGTTACGTTAGCTAGTGTAAGTGTGCCAGTTGGCTTTTCGCCTACTTCTAGTTCATCACCTACTTGAATGTGCTGTAGCTTACTTGTTAGTGGACCATCTTGTACTTTGATACTATAGAATTCTAAATAGTCATCGTAAGGACCACTTGCAATTGAATATGCTCTTAGTATCGGTTTGTTCTTTTGAAGCTTCTCTGAAAAATGATCTAACCCAATCATTACAAACTCGCCTGCGGCAAATCTGTATGTGCGTGGTCGTTCTGTTCTAATCCGAAATAGCTTGTCTGTATAATGTTCTACTTCAATTACTTTTAGTTTCATACTACCACCAGCCTAATGTTCTGCCATTACCTGTAATAATCATACAACATGTTAGTACATGAAGTATGATCCAAAAAGAGCGAAAAGCCAGAGCCTTCTTTACATCGCGTTGTGATATAGGAAGAAACTCTGGCTTATCATTGTCTGTAAGACCAACGGGCATACCAACGGTTCTTGCCCATGTTGTGAGCCAGCGCCGTTGCCCGCTCATTTACATGCCGTTCTTTTTATCTTGGATTTCTGCTCTGCGACCTTTAGTCAATTTACCTAAATCACCAAGTGCTTTACGTGCTCGTGCCGCGGCCGCTTTCACGCTCTTATCTTCCCAGCTATCATGTTCTGTTAGATAGTTGTTAAATGCTTGTACGATTTCTTCATGAATACTCATATTTTACTTCTCCTATTGTTGTTAGTAATATAATTATAACACCTTCCTGGTGTTCTGTCAACCTGCATTTACATCAGGGCTGCCAGATGATGATGTATTAGGAACCCAACTTCCGTGGCCTCCAGTAGCATCACCTTTCCTGTGAACAGGTTTACCATTCACTTTTACAGTACCACTTCCTGCTGTTGCAGGGTCTCCACAACTAGTAGTGTCGTCCACTCGAACAACCTTTGCACCGTTTACATTTACATCAGGTGACCCTGTTGCATATGCTGTTTGGTGAAACGGATTAGGTGTTGGACTTGCGTGTCCAGTGTGTTTGTCTAATCCTACTCTAGTTATTTCGGGCATCTGTTATTCCTTTATACCAATGCTATACCGGATGTCTGTTTAGTATACTGCTTGCTAATTTCACTTTCGGTCTTAGCCATGCAAAGCACAGAATTAGCTTGCAATACAAACTTACCATCGGGTGATACGCTGAACATGAAAGGAGCAAGTCCTAGTCCTTGTTCTTGCATAATTAATACCATTGGCTTTTTAACTGTGTATGACGTTGCAGTTTCAGAATCTAAGCGTCCGATAATTTCTTCACCTGAGCTTAGTTTAAAACTTACATTGTCGCCTACTTTGTAGGGTATTTCAATAATCATTATAGTGAGTGTCCTGTTCCGTTATAGTTAGTGTTTTCTAAATATTCTCCTAGCTTATCGTAGCCGCCGATGTTAGTACTCCATACTTTAATTTGAGGAAATGTTCTTGCTCCTGGAAATGATTCCAGCACTTGTTCACGAGTAAAGTCTGTACCTAATTGTTTATAGGTATACTTTAACTTTCTTTGTTCACATAGTGCCTTTGCCATGTCACAAAACGGACAAGCTGGCTTTCCCCAAATTTCGATCATAAACTAAATCCTTTAAGTGTTTCAGTACTTACATCTTGTTTAATGCCGCCTACAATGTAGGAAGAATTTTCAGTTTCTTGTGGAGCAACTTGCAAGCCTGAACTTGACAACCAATGTGTAGTCCACGGAAGCGGATTAGTATTAACTGGTTGATCAAATATAGCAGTTAGGTTAAGTGCTTTCAACCTACGATTTGCAATGTACTCTACATATTGATTAAGCAATGTAGTGTTAAGACCAATCATCGATCCGTCTTTGAACAAATACTCCGCCCAATCTTTTTCTTCTTCAACACATTCGCGCCACAAGTCATATACATCTTCTTCGCAGTCCTTAGCAATGCCGGCCATTTCTGGATCGTCTTTGCCTTGTGCCCAAAGTTTCAATACGTGTGTTGATAACGCTAGGTGCTGTGCCTCATCGCGAGCAATAAGACTAATAATCTTAGCACTACCTTCCATTAGCTTTAATTCTCCAAAGCCAAATGTGCAAGCAAAACTTACATAAAAACGCAAGCCTTCTAAGATATTTACTGTCATCATTGCCATGTACAACTTACGCTTTACATCAGCCATGCTACCTTCACCTCGGTGATTGTATGCATCAGCGGCTTGAGTAAACGCATCGTAGTGCTTAGTAACACTAGTTGCACGAGCAATAATCTTGTCATCGTCTAGAATAGTGTCAAACACTTCTGCTGGGTCAGCGTACACATTCTTCATAATATGTGTGTAGCTACGTGAGTGAATTGTTTCAAAGAAGTCCCAAGTAACAATACACCCTTCTAGTTCAGGAAGTGACACATGCGGCAAAAATGCTAGGCATGGACCACGTCCTTGGACACTATCGAGTAGTGTTTGATATTTTAAATTAGCAGTAAAGATATGCTTTTGCTCTGGGCGGAAGTTAGCAAAGTCTGCACGATCTTTCTGCAAACTTACTTCTTCTGGTCGCCAAAAGTAACCAAGCATTGTTTGATTGAGTTTATCAAACACAGGAAACCTAAACGTATCATAACGTTGTGTGTTCATGTCTGCTCCGAAGAACATGTCCTGCTTTGTGAAATCTACTATTTCCTGATTAAATACTGTCTTAGCCATGTGTGTCTTTCCTTATTATATAACTTAGTATACGCTGTCTCAGCGTGTCCGTCAACCTTTAAATTGCGCAACTATCGCAAAATTCATCGTACTCATCGTCAGTACCTGAAAATTCTGATCGTTGTAATGCTGGTAATGCTGTGTCATCTGGTAGTTCATTTGGGTCTACTTTGTAATCATATGTGTTCTGATAGTAACTTGTCTTCCAACCCATCTTATAAGTTGTTAGTAAGTCCTGCATCATTACACTCATTGGTACTTCGTTGTCTGGAAACTGTGTAGGATTGTATGACCAGTTACCACTAATGCCTTGATCAAAGAACTTTTGCATTACTGCAACGATATTGATGTAGCCTTCGTTACTAGGCATATCCCATAGCAATGTGTAGTGATTCTTTAGAGTCTGAAACTGTGGAACAATCTGCTTAAGAGGCCCTTTTTTGGATAATTTAGTGGACAAGTATCCCCTAGGTGGTTCAATTCCGTTTGTGGCATTTGACACAACGGACGAGCTCTCTGAAGGCATTTGTGCTGACAAAGTGCTGTGCCTGAGTCCGTGCTCGGTGATATCATTCCGTAAAGTATCCCAATCATAATTTAACTTGTGCTCCACAATAGTATCAACATCTTTCTTATAAGTGTCTATAGGAAGTATGCCATCACTGTATTTAGTGCGATTAAAATACTCACATGGACCACGCTCTTGTGCAAGTTTATTGCTTGCTTTGAGCAAGTAGTACTGGAATGCTTCACTCAAGTCGTGTACTAATTGCCATGCTTGCTTGTCTGCATACATTACTTTATTCTTTGCAAGGAAGTGTGCTAGGCCAATGTAGCCTATACCTAAACTACGTCTTGCTTTAGTTGACTTCTCAGCAGCCGCTATTGGATAGTTTTGATAGTCAATAATTTCTTCTAGCGCACGTACTGCTAGTTCACATAGTTCTTCTAAGTCACTTACGTCTTTAATAAGTCCTACATTAATAGCACTAAGGATACACAATGCAATTTCGCCTTCTTCGTCATCAATGTGATTAAGTGGCTTAGTTGGCAATGTAATCTCTTGACATAAGTTGCTCATATACACTTTGTCTTTAAACGAGCTGTGTGTATTTGCATGGTCGACATTCATAATATAAATGCGCCCTGTCTCTGCACGTTCTTTAATTAACGCAGAAAACAAATCCATTGCTGATACTTTAGTTTTCTTAATGCTTGTAGCACGTTCATACTTCTCGTATAGTTCTTCAAATAGTACTGGATCGCCAAAGTATGCTTCATACAAACCAGGTACTTCATGCGGCGAGAATAAAGTTATGTCACCGCCAGATAACAACCGTTCATACATAGTTTTGTTTAACTGTATGCTGTAGTCTAGTTTGCGTACACGGTTATCTTCAGTGCCCTTGTTGTTCTTTAGAACAAGGATGTCTTGAATCTCTTGATGCCACAACGGAAAATGTGTAGTAGCACTGCCGCCTCGCACACCATTTTGTGTACAACAACGAACTGTTGCTTCAAACTTCTTCATAAACGGGACAATACCTGTGTGTGCTACTTCGCCACCACGTATCTTAGCGTTTACACCACGAATTCGTCCTGCGTTAATGCCAATGCCTGCTCTTTGAGCAGTGTAGCGGCCAATAGCCATATCACTTGCAAAGATACTATCAAGTGTATCATCTGCATCAACAAGCACACAACTTGCAAACTGACGAACTGGAGTACGCACCCCTGCCATAACTGGAGTTGGAATATTAATTTTAAATAATGATGTTGCATCGTAATAACGTCTTACGTACTGCATACGTGTTTCTTTAGGATACTGTGCAAACAATGTTGCCGCAACCATCATGTACATAATTTGTGGAGTTTCAAAAATAGCTCCAGTTGAACGATCCTGTACTAGATACTTGTCTACTACTTGACGTAGTCCTGCGTATGTAAAGTTTTCATCGCGCTTGTGCCGCATGTAACTATTAAGTTGATCTAGTTCATCTACAGAATAATCAGTTAGAACAGTCGGATCATATAATCCACGTTCAATGTTTTTCTTAATCATTTCAATTAGTGTGATTGGAGCGTATTCGCCAAACACTGCTTTGTTAGTTGTATAAGATAGTAACCGCGCCGCGGCATACTGGTAATTAGGTGTTTCTAAGTTGATTAGATCGTTTGCTGATCTAATTAATACTTCTTGTATTTCGTTTGTACTCATTCCGTCATAAAATTGTAAATTAGCATTCATCTCAATTTGTGAACTGCTAACCCCTGCTAGACCTTCACATGCTTCTGCGACTACAACATGAATTTTATCAATGTTTAGTCTTTCTTGCGTACCATTACGCTTTACAACCATAATTCCGTTTGACATCTATTTTTTCTCCTATTCGTGTGTTTGTTGCTGATATTTATTGTCGCGCTGGCATCTGGAAGACAGATTGCGAAATAAGGTTTTGTTTAATTTCTGTTGCATTAATGTGCTTCTCTTTGTTGTATCCTAATACTCTATCACCTACATGCAAAAGGTAATAATGGTGACTATTATCTTCGTCCAGTGTTATATGTATCTCAAATTTGACTCCAGAAAACCGATCGGTTAATTGTAAAGTATAACACATTCCTAGTAAAATGCAATACTCACAGTACTCATTTTCGTGTATTAATTCCCACGGATCTGGCCACGTTTCCTTGCTGTAAGGGTCTGTGTGTATGCTAACCTGTGGAAACTGGTTATAATAATCTATTACATCTTGTAGTGGGTCACTAGAGACTTCTAATGACTTCCTGAAGTTCGACCATTCTAAGAGTCTTCCCTCATATTCAGTTTGTTTCATCTGTCCAACATTAATTATTAACGTTTTTGTTTAACACGAAACTTAATTGTACCAGTGTCTGCTGATGTTGAATTAAGTATCATGATTTCGATAGTTTCTTTTGTTGTATCCGAGTCAAGGTCTATATAGTTTGCTGAAAGTGATAAGTTCGTTTGATAAGAAGCATCACCTACATAATCGTAATCGTCTCTAACTAATATGTTTTCATTTACTGAATCTAAAGTAATATTTAATATACCATTTCGGTAAGCCGCAACTGCGGTGCTGTTATAAACATACTCAATTGTATATGATACATCTTTGTCACCTGGTAGTTTAAAGAAACGTAGTGCAGGGTCTTGTGTAACTACTGCTAACTGGTCTTGGAAGTTTAGTTCGCTGTTACATGTACCGTCAATAATTGGAGTAAACTTACGATTTGTATATGTAGAATTATACGATAATAGTTCAAAACGTTTAAAGTAATCGGATATACTATCGTTACCAACACTAGTGTACTTAATAACTGGGTATGCACTTGCGGCTTCTGTGCCGTTTACGTTGCCTACATTATTAAATCTGTTGTTATTGCTTTGATTGTGTGTTCCGTGTTCAACCCATATTGCTTCTCGTGCAATTTCTTCAAAAGTACAATGACTAATATGATTCTTGCTTGGGCCAGTTAATTGGTTCGGTGCTCCAAGTACAGTGCCTTGTCCAAGTACAAATCCATATAAGTTTGTATCAAATACACAATTAGTAAACATATTATTAGTGATATCGTCATTTGAAAAGACTGGATAACTCCACTTAGTAAAGGTACAGTTTTCAAACTTATTGTTACTAACAGTTACAGTTGTAGATAAACTAATTGCATTAATAGCCAGTTGACCTGCTATTGCCTGATCACCAACGCTCCACGGACCGTAAAATTTAATATCTCTAAACGTACTATCTTTAGTACTTTGTAATTCTATTGCTGTATTAGCAGTAGTCTGCTTAATTGTCATGCCTTGCATTAAAATGCTTCTTGACTGGTTTGATGTTGCAGTTGTTGATTCAAGCGCCGGTGCACCTGGAGTAGACAAACTGTTAACCATTTTAAATGCTGTGTTAGTACTAGCATTAATTACAGTCTTATCCATGCCTGCACCAACAATTGAAGTGTAAGGAGGTACAAAAATTATATTACTAATTGTGTACTCACCAGCATCAAGGTGCAGTGTTACTCTGCTTGAACTATTAGCTTTAGTTGCACTGTTTAGGAATAGTTGATCAACTGCTCTTTGTAATGCAACAGTAACGTCACTTCCGTCGTTTAACACACCAAAGTCTTGCGCATTTACTACGTTGTCTAGTTTTGCTTGCAGTGTACGTTTAATAGGAGTAGTTGCGGATGCACCAGTTTGTAGTGCAGTATCCTTATAGGTATACGTGTTTGCAAATGTAAAAATGTTATCGTGCTCAGTAAGTATCTTACTATTGCCAACTGCTGGCGAGCCTTCCGATACACTACCGTTACCGATATACATCTCTTGGGTGTCAACTGCCCAGCCAATCTCTCCACTTGCTAATTGTGGGAGGCCTGAACCAGCGTTTTTCTGCCCTCTACGTACTTGAATCCTGGATATTTGAACAACAGCCACTATGTTTCTCCTAATTTATTATTAGTATTTATCGGAAGTGCCATCATCAATTGCCTTTAATGTCTCTGAGTATCTTTCGATTCTCATTGTCGACATCGAGCTTTGCCATTTTCCAACAGTGGTTTAGACACATTAATATGCAAGGTAGTATAATCAAAACACCAACCACAGTAAAGAATCCACGTTCATAAAATGTATCTGTATACTTGCCTAGTTCAAGTGTTGCAAGTACATAGACAAACACACCAACTGGCGGTGCTAACTGACCCAAAAACTTTTTCCAAACTCTTGTATTACTCATACTATTATTCCTTGAGCTCACTGTAATATTGATGTACACGTTCGTACCATTCGTTCTTCCACTCATTGTATTCATGTGGCCAAAGATCAAACTGTTGATATGTTTCACCGCCAAGTGCCATGCCATCGTCACCACGACTACACATAAAAATATGTCCTTGGCGAATGTTTGTACCAAAGTTTTCGTTGTGTGCTTCTGCGTATGCAACCATTTGTAAGTAGTAATCTTGTACCCACTCTAGTTTCTTAGGCTTGTTAGTTTGCTTAAAGTCCATAATACAAGGCTCACCTTTATATTGTCCTACTAAGTCACACATACCTGCATACAACTTTGGTACGTAAAGTGCTACTTCACTACCCCAAATCTCATCAACGTTTACCATAGCTGTGTCACGTATAACTTCAGCCATACGATGCGCTTTGATAGCAAACGGATTGCTTCCTGGAGTCGGTAACTCGCCGTAGTCAACATAGTCTTCTAGATACTTGTGCATCCGTGTGCCTACACCACTTGCTTCAGTTACAATTTCTTGTGCTTTCTTTTCACCAACACGTCTCTTCCAAGCTATAAGGTGTGACATATCTTTAGTTGCACTAAGGATTGTTGTTACACTAGCAACAGCACCGCCATCGGGTGTCATGTACTTACGCTTGCCTGTTACTGCATCAGTCTTACGAGATATCTTTTGGTAATCAAACTTACCTTCCATTATTAAACTAGCCATTATACTGCTCCGTCATCTTTGTCTGTAGCAATCATGTCAGTAGGTTGATAATCCTGACTGTCATGATAATCCTGGCTTGGTTCAAATCTACTGTAGTCATTCATATCAAAGTCGTTGTAGTATGGCTGGACATTACTAACTCCGTCTTCTGCATCTACAGTTGTTACTTCTGGAACATAATGTTTAATCATTTGCTCTACACCTTGTCTAAGGGTAGCAGTACTACCAGCACAACCGGAGCATGCGCCGCCTAGTTCTAATAGTAAGTGTCCGTCTGTATATGATGTGAATTCAATAGTACCGCCGTGACCGGCGACCGCAGGTTTAACTTGCTCTTCAATTAATTCTTTGATTTGTGTGATGATATCATCATCTGTTCTAGCCATATATTGTCGCTCCTAATTAGTTATTAGTATAACAGAGAATTAGGAGCGTGTCAAGTTTTTATATGCCAGTATTTGCAGTAGTTGCTGATTTAGCCATGTTAGCTACTGTGTTATCGCCTTTAGCATCTGCTGTAGGTGCATCGTTGCCGCTGCCAAACTCAATGTGATCTTTGTCAAAGTTTGCAATCAATGACGCAAGACCTTCGTCTGCATCATAGGCTGCTTTGAATACTTCGTAGTTAAATTGTACTTGGAGGGCATTCTGCATTATCAAATCTAGCTCATCGAACGTATAATCTTTACGTTCGTTGTTCGATAATACTTTAAGAACTTTGTAGAGTTTGTCTGTACTTACAGACTCAGTTACTTCTTTTTTTTAGACAGTACTTGCCCAAGTTTACGTGAACGCTCAATTGACTCACGTTGTGGTCGACCTGCAGGCTCTTCGCCTCCAGCTGCCGGAGCACTTGCGCCCATGCCATCGTCCATGTCTGCCATTGCATCACCGTCATCCATGTCGTCAGTTGGTTCCATTGCTGGCTCTTCCATATCCATGTCTGGCTCTTCTGCGCCCATAGTATCTACTGGCTCGCCTTCGCCTGTTAGCATGCCTACGCCGCCTGTTAGTGCAATACGTGTCACTTCCATCTCAGCATATAATGCATCAAGAGCTGGCTTAATTGAAGCTGTAAATGCTTCTGCTGTCTCTGATCCCATTTCGTCTCTAATAGCGTCGGCTAGTTCTAACATAGACTCTGACTGCATTTCTGCTGTGTCTTCCATCCAACCTGTTAGCTTGTCTACCATATCCTTTGAAGCCATTACTAACTGTGCTTTGTCTTCTTCGCCTTCAGTTACTATTGTTTCAGCAAGATCTTCTGCTGTTGGGATGCCTTTTTCGTCAGCACGTTCAATGATAGCTTGGTTCAAAACGTCTAGGAACAGTTTTGACTTCTGATAGCTTTCAGTGTGTACTGCGTTGAAACTTTCATTAGTTTCAATATCTCGTACTTGCGAGCGCAACTTGTTACGTGCATCTTCTAGCTGTTCAAAGTTGAACTTCTCTAAGTCAAGGTTAGTTCCAAATTTCTGAGCAAGACTTTCGTTTAGTGTTGCTGATGTTATCTTCTTTGATATTTCTCTAATGTTCATTTTTCAATTTTCCTAGTATTGCTATTAGTTTGTTACTATTATTTATCATTTAACAGTATATATAGTTATCCAAAAGGGAACATGCTTGCTCCGTTCTCGAGAGTGCAACATCTAATCTAATAGATAACACATCTTTTCTAAAATCATCGTTACTCTTTTCATAACTGTTTTTAAAGTATACTGAGTCCATATAGTTCTTTTCTATAACTTTATCAATCTTTAAAATATCGTCTGAAGCATCTTGTTTATTGTCTACTACATTCTTAGCTAATGCAATTGCACTTGCTTTACTAAATGTGTGCCCAGCTTGTTTGTTAAGCTCGGTGTTATATACCAAGTAGCCGTGTTTGCTTTTACGGATTACCATTTTGCCTATGCGAATGCTATTCCCTTTAACATATGGAAAAGGAAAATCTTCGAAGCTTTTGTTAATAATAGCTTCTAGCTCATTTATTAGTAATTTGTTGTCCATTTTGTGTTACCAGAGTATACCCATTGTTGTGTACTTTACTTACTAAACTCTTGCGTATGAGATTGTTCATTATGGTTTGATCTCGCTCGTCAAAACTCTCTAAAGGCATTGCTCCTTTAATAGAATTATAAAGCTTCTTCTCCTCATTACTCATTGCAATTGTAAACTCTGATATCAGATCATTGATTTTCATGAACTTTGGTTCCCTATTGTGCCGTTTGGTCCGCCGCCGCTATCGCCCTGGAGACCTTTTACAATAGTATCAATATCTGCTTTTTTGTATGTTAATTTCTCTGGCTCTTCAGGAGCCTTAGATGCGTCTGGATTAATAAGAGTTACTTCATCACCTTGCACATCATCAATTTCAAATTCTGCTTCTTGACCGCCTTTTGTTGGCATTGGGATAGAAGATCCCTTTTTAACTAACTGTTTGTTAAGTGTGTCATTTGCTTTGTTAGCTACTTTAGAAGCTACGCTAGAACCTACTGCGGCAAGTTTTTTGCCTACTGTACTTCCTGCAACTGCTTTAACTGCTGACTTGCCAACGTTGGCCGCCCCTCTAGCTACTGCTCCTGCAATGGCTGGAAGAACTTCGTCTGTACGGTTTTCAACTTTTTCAATTTTGAATTCACTGTATCTCATATCTTCTTCCTTCCTTTTGCAAATCTTCTCTTCGGACGTTTATTAATACGTGACAAACGTTTCGAAGCTGAATTTGTTCTTTTGGTCTTTGCTGTAGCAATTTTAATCTTACTACCTTTTGATCGTTTTGTTTTCTTTAGTGTTACTCGAGCTTTTTGATTAATAGGAGCATTACATGTAGCCGCTTTGGCAACAATACGTCCTTTACGTTGCCCACTAGTACAACGGAACTTACGAACTTGTTTGCTTCCGCTTCTACTCCAAATAGGAGTTGCGCCTTCAACTGTTAACGGTTCCCAGTCGGTACTTATAAGCTCTCGCAAGTTCATCTGCGTCTACTGCTCTTGTTCATTGCTTGTACTCTGCGACTAGCTGGATTCTGCCTCTTAGTACGTTTTGCTTTACGGATCATTCGCTTGCCTAATCTAGCTTTAGTCTTTTTAAGTGTAAGTCTAGCTTTCATATTAGGTGCGGCAAAACATGATGCTGGAGTTGCTACAATCCTGCCATGTCGTTTGCCACCTGAACATCGATACTTACGGACTACCTTTTTTCCATTACGGGCCCATACTTGTTTCTCTCCAATAAGCTCGTCATTGGATTCAATAGGTGGTGTTGATGTGTATAACTCTCTTAATAACATACAACTATTTAGCGTTTTAGTTAAATTGAATTAATATTACGACTATAGTTGAAAGCAAGCCAGCTACGATAGTGCCTGCTGTTCCTATTAGTACTTTCATCATCGCTTTGTTGCCATGGATGATATCTGTGTGGATGTGCTCTACCTTGGTCTCGATCTTCAACATACGGCCGTCGAGTGCGTTATACCGTTGTTCGCACAAATCAACGTGTGCTTCGAGATTTTTCTTTTCTAAGGCAGTTGCCATTATGTCTTTTCCTTTGTTTAACGTTACCCGGAGCCTAGATATAAGATGTAATAGAGATGTTGTGTTTGCCTGTTCTAATTAATATTTATACAACTAGAATATGGTATTATCTACTACTTTAAAGATTATGTTCTTATACAACGGATCGTTGGTTCTAAATACACTAGTGTCTACAAGTTCAGTTTCGCTAAGTCCATAAATAATCGGAACTAAGTTTAAATCGTCTGCTAATATCTCAACGTTATCAGTTGCCTGACTGTTGAATAGCAATTGAATACTCCATACATTATGGTTGCCTGTGAACGCACTACCAAACTTTCCAGTAACATCAACCTCTTGCCTAGACACTTCAGTAACAAGCTCGTAGTTACTGCGCAATCCTATTGTTTGCATGAGTGTCATGTAGTTTTGTTGTTGACTGTAAAGTAGTTTATCACTACCTTTACGGGCGTTAGTTTCAGTTATATCTATTAATGTATGTATTACAATTTGCATATAGATATTTATTAGTCATAAAAAAAGACCCACTGTAAAGTGAGTCTTTAGTGTGACCGTAGTCACGATACCTAAGGTAGGTTCTTTTATTTGAAGGTTAGCTGATCTGCTACTTCAACAATTGTGTCTGTACCAATACCACTTAATGCTTCTACTGCTACTGCAATTGATGCTGGTGAATGGTTGTTATGATCAAATACTAATGCCATAATTCCTGCTGTACCTGTTGCAGTGAATGATGCAACTGCACCAGTTCCGCCGACAATAAGTTCTACAATTTGGTTAGCTTCGCCTGCGGCATCGCCGTCTGCGGCTCTAAGGTCAACTGCTGTATTATTTCCGTCGCTTGTTGAACGAACAGTTAGTTTATAAAAAGCTATGTCCATTCCGTGTGTTCTTACAGATCCAGTTACGTAGTTACCGAACCCGTTTGTTTTTGTTAATCCTGCCATGTCAAATGACTCCTTTAAAAAAAAAGGGTAACAAATAAATGTTACCCCTTTGTTGTGCTATAAACTAATTTTTAATCTACAAATGTAGCAACTAGTGTTGCTGTGATACCAGTTGAACCTGTACCAAAGTTAGACGCCATTGTTGCTACGCCTGTACCTTGAATTGCAACTTGTACTGCATCAGTTGTTCCGCCTGTGAAAACACCCGATTCAGTTAATACACTAATACCAGCAATGGTATGTGCATCGTTTGTTCCTGCAACATCAGTATGTGATAGATACTGTATAGCCGCATCAAGTTCTGCTTGTGTCATGTTTGACTTTGCTAAGTTAATAATACGTGTCTGCGGGCCTAAACCGTTTCCTGCAAATACATCATAATTAGTTCCAAATCCTATTCCTGCCATTTTATTTCTCCTATAATCTTAAATGGACATACTCATTACTCTATGAGTTTGTTATAAGTATTTAGCCAATTGCATAAAAACACCGACTTATCGGGTCTTTTTGGCTCTCTGCTGTAATACTCGTAAATGTTGCACATATGTAGGTCCAGCTTGTACTATATCGTCTATCATTTTAATAACAGGCAAGTACGCTTGTACCATAGTGTTTGGTATTGATCTACCTTGTGAAGCTAATTCTAAAAACTTACGTGCTTGTGCTAAGTTTTGTGTACCTACTAGGTATCTGTATAAACTAGCATCCTTTGCACTCATACCCAAGTCAGGCTTACTAACTGTAGGTTCATTGTCTACAACTGCTGACGTTTCTAAGTTGTTGTCGGCAGCTAGTTTACTAAACTCGTCTATTAAATCACTAGTACGTAGTTTTGCTCTTGCCGCAATAAGCAATCTAGTAACTATCTTTTTCTTCTCTTGCATACTGGTGCTACTGTATTTTGCAAGTGCTCTTCTTATTGCTTTGTAGTCGCTGTTCGTTATGTTAAGATCAGCTTCTAGTTTAATTAGAAGTGTCATTACTCTATTAGGAACTGTGTTGTTACCGACGCTGTTTAAATATGCATCTAATACTTTGGTATTAATCTTAGTAGATGCTCTTGCACGTTTTGCCGCGTCTGGATCTTTAAGTTTCTCTTGTGCTGAATCAGGTCCTACAATAAAATAGATAAAGTTATGTAAGTCAGTACCGGTAACACTAAAGTTTAAATAATTACCTTGTGACTTCTTGGCATAACGTGCGGCCTGACTTGCATATGTTGGGTACTGGCGCATTACTTCAAGCATTAACACTGTAAGGTACATACGTTCAGTACAGTCAGTATATGTTAACGTCTTAATATTGCCGCCGACGCTAGTCATTCTTGCTTCTGCTATCTCTTTAACAAAGTCCATCATCTTACTTCTGCTCTATTTGCCGCACTAAACGTTGCTCTTGATGTAAACTTCATATCGCCTTTGGGGTGAGCTAGTACATAGCCCTCACCGCCTGGTTGGCCGTTAATGCTTTGTTTAACTTCGCCACCTTGGCTATCAAATTTATTAATAATATCGTCCTTGGTAGTCATAACTGCTGATACTACAGTCCACATTGATGTGAACGCAACCTTGTGTTGACCAATATATTGTAACACTTTCACTTTCATCTTATCCGAAACTTGTTTTCTGTTCTCTAACCAAGTTGCGAAGTCTCCACCTAGATCAATTAGTCCTGAGTCTACCTTGCTATTCATATATGTATATAGTAATTCAGGAAACCCTTTCATTTGCTGTGTGGCTAGTGTGTTCGCATTTAATAGTTCATCTACACCTGCGGCATTGTTTTTAATTACTTGAGTAAGTTTGTCAATTGACGCTGTGTCAACATCAACAGGTGCTACTGTAGTTACACTAGGTACTACTAATAAATCCTTTTGATTATTAAACAAGTCAATGCTATTAAACGGACTTTCGTTGCCATCTGCATCTACTTCTCTATGTATTACAATACCGGATGTACTTGCGCCTATACGCTTACCTAAGTTACTGTCTACATCTACTGCATACTCAACAATCTGTGGCTTGAACAAATAGTTCTTTTCTTTAATTACTGGTGTTGACTTATATAATAGATCGCCTTTGAAGAACCCTCTATAATCTGCTGGCGTTGCGTTTTCGTATACAGTAAACAGTCCTGATAACTCAGCGGCAAATGCTATGCGCTTTGGATCTTCGCGGTACTTGCCGCCACTGCGACTAAGCATAATATCTTGTAGTTGTTCTGCACTCTTTGCTTTACCATCTGTTTTGACTGCCATGAATCCTGACTTGTCTGTGAATATAAACTCGCCTGCATCGTCGCGACCAAACACCATTGCAGGACTTCCGTCCCATTTAAGTGTTACTGTTTTATGGTCGTCTCCTGCCATACTGCGAAGTGCTTCAACTGCTCGCATTGCTCCTTTAGAGCCTTCCCAAAATACTAAATCTTCTGCATGTTGGATACGTGCTTGCATTTCTTTAAGAGGTTGCTTTACTGGTTGTTTAAATTCAACAAATCTCATCTGCTCATCCTGTGTGCCATATCAATAATTTCGTTGCTACTCTCAGGCACTTCTTTACCTGCCTTAGCCATTGATTCTTTCCACGGAGCAATTAGCTCTGCGTAGTTTGGATCTTTCTTTAAATATGCAAGCATACTTTCAACCGTGTGCGTGTCAGCTTCTTTGGCACCCTTGCCTAACAATAGTTCCGGAATACCTTTACTCCAGTCATTAGTAACTACTTGGTCACCATTGTTAGGATCAACAACACCTAACACAGGACTAAACTTGTAACCTCGACCTCTTGCTAAACTTGACAACAATATTGCTCTGTCCATTCCACCAAACTGTTCTGTTCCTCCACGCTTGGCTCCGCGTTGGAAGTCAGGAGTAAGTGAAAACATAAAGTCTGTTTGAACAAAGCCGTTCTTAGCATCACCTTTGATAGGTGTGCGAAAGTGTACTTGGGCTCCGGCTAGCTGAATCCAACCATCCTGCTTAGTACGCCCCTTGTTCATAATATCTGCATCAGCAATGCCTTGCTTCTTACACCACGCTGTAAGTGTAGCAATTAATTCTTGCTTGCTTACTTTGTTTTCGTCTGTGTTTAGATCCAAGTCACCTGAGCTATTCTTTTCAACTGACCCATCTGCATGTTGTTTTTTACCAGTAGTACCTAACCAATCTTGTTCGTCAAACACTAAGCCTGTAATCTTTTCAATAAACTGAATAGTAGGATGTACGTCTGCTGTAGCAATACGCTGAACCATTAGTTTTTTGTCTGGTTCAGTTTTAAATATGTTGCCGCCTTCTTTTAATACTTGCCCTGTAGACACTGCGCTTTCGTAAAAGCCTCTATCATTTCTGTTTGCTTGGTTGTATTGTACTACACCACGCTTGGCATCTAACGGAATTTGCTTCTTATCATTCGGTAACCAAGCACCCTTTGTTTGATCCCAGGTATACATAACGCCGGCGTTATCTTTATACTGTGCCGAGCTTGGAATCTTGCTAGGATTTATCTTATCTGATTTAAATCGTGCTTTCTTCTTTGGCGCACTTTTTGTCTTAACAGCTGATGCAGTTGATGCAGGACCTTTGCGTCCGGATTGCGTTTGTGCTTTATTAATTTGTTGCTGTGCAAATGTTCCGCGCATCCAGTCATCGGCTTTCTTAACCCAACTGTCGCCCTTTTTACTTTTGCCTGCTTCTAACAGATCATCTATTTTCATCTTTTACTCTCAATAATTTTATTAATTACTCTTTTAAACTTCTTAGGATCGCCTGTCCTAATTGAATTGAGGAAACGTCTCTCAAGTTCACTAGCTGTAGCATCATCATACTGTTCATTAATTCTGTTTAATAGATTAATTGCACTCTCAATGATGTTGTTTGCAGACGACTCTATTAAATGGTCGTTACTCTTGGCCATTGATAAGTTATTAAGTTCTTCCAAAATACTTCGTGTTCGTTTTTTCATTGTTGTACTCCGATATAGTATTTAGCAAGCATATAAATACTAATGTAATTATAGAAGAGGTATGTTATGAGCATTGAGTTATTAAGTTTCCAAAAACGGGCCCTTTTGTTTGCAACACTTTCAAGCATAGCATATAATAGCATGAAAGAAGCAAAAAGTCAAGCAAAAGGCTTAGGATTTACAACTGTTAAGTTTTATGAAAAGGACGGAGCGCAAGCATATCTTTTCCAAAATAAAACAGACTTGGTAATTGCGTGTCGCGGCACACAACCTACTGAATGGAACGACATTAGCGCAGATTTAAAAGCTGTGCCTGTAGTAGCAGAGACAGTATCAAGAGTACATCAAGGATTCAAAGCAGAAGTAGATGAGCTTTGGCCAATGATAATGGCAGACTTAATGTCAAAGAAGCCTAAACAAAAACTTTGGTTTTGTGGACATAGCCTTGGTGCTGGTATGGCAACTATTATGGCAAGTCGTTGTATGTACAATACTAAAGTACCTAATCCTGAAGAACTTTACACATATGGTTCACCGCGTGTAGGTTGGAAAGGTTATGTTGTACATTTAGGTGTAGTACATCATCGTTGGAAGAACAATAATGATATTGTTACTACTGTTCCTTTTGCTCTAATGGGATATAACCATCACGGCACTCAGCACTACTTAAACTCATATGGACAGTATCGAGCACCTACTGGATGGCAAATGGTTAAAGATAGAATGCGCGGCATGTGGACTAGTATTAAATTAGGTAAGGTGGATAGCTTTAGTGATCATTCAATAGATGAATATATTAAGCACATATCTAAACTCTAATCAAAATGTCCGCCCAGTACTACAACAAACTCTAACTCGTCTTCTTCTATTTCAGTTTGCCAGCATTTACGATTGTTCCACGCTTCTTCAAACCCTTCTAGGTGTAGATAGAATTCGTTGTTGCCCCACATACGTTTAAAATAAGAATCATATATACTACGCATTTCCTTTGGAGTATATCCAGGTGGAAACATATGGCCTTTGACTGCCCAAAACATTTCGTTTACCTTTTTAAGTTCATCTATGTTCATATTAATACTTACACGGTTAGTTGATTGTTAGCGTCAACATTGGTTAGTTACGTGAATAAACTAGATACTGATTCCTCGTTAGTTACGCGACGGATTGCTTCGCCAAATAATGGAGCAACACTAACCTGTCGTGTCTTCTTACAAGTCTTAGGACAACGATCAGTAATAGTGTTAGTAATTACTAGTTCTGTGAGTAAACTCTTCTCAACCTTCTGACATGCCTCGCCACTTAA